CCTTCGATGACTATCCCTGAAGGAACCGATCAAACAGTAGATAATAAAACACTTACCCTTGACAAGTTCAAAGCCGTACAAATCCCTTACACCGGGGAAGATGTTAGGCATTTGGATAACGGTATCGGTTTTAATACTGTTTACGGCGATCAAATCTTGCAGGCAATGCGAGCTATTACAAACGAAGTTGAAGCTGACCTATTCACTGAAGCGTACACCAATGCTTCTCGCGCAGTGGGTACCGCTGGTACTACTCCGTTCGGCTCCAACCATAATGTTGTTAACGAAGCACGCCAGATTCTTGTCGATAACGGCGCACCGCAAGACGGTATGCTGTCATTGGTAATGAACACTAGTGCCGGCACGAACTTCCGTAACTTAACTAACTTGTATAAAGTTAACGAAGCGGGTGATTCTTCTTTATTGCGTCAAGGTGTTTTGACTGATATCTCTGGTATCATGATGCGCGAATCTGCTCAGATCGCAAGCCATACTAAAGGTACTGGAACTGGTTACTTGATCAATAACGGTTCAGGCGAAGCCATTGGCGAAACAGCGTTGGCCGTAGAGACCGGCTCCGGAACCATTCTAGCTGGTGATATCCTAACTCATGCTAGTGACTCAGATAACAAGTATGTTGTTAACACTGCGCTAGCAGGTGGTAGTGTAGTGATTGGCGAGCCTGGTCTACGTATTGCAGCAGCGGATAACGATGCACTAACAGTCGGTAATAACTACACGCCTAACGTTTTGATGCATAGAAACGCCATGGAACTCGCTATGCGTGCTCCTTCCGAGCCAGTTATAGGTGGCATCAATGCTTCAGCGGCTATGTTCTCCACGAGTATCCAAGATCCTCGCAGTGGCTTAAGCTTTTCTGTTAAGATCTATGGCGGCTACCACAAGGGTATGGTAGAAGTATCAGCGGTATGGGGTGTTAAAGCCTGGTTGCCTAAGTACATTGCTACTGTTTTAGGTTAATCGCTAACTACCTTCCTACTTGCCCAAGGACGGGCAACTCTACATTTTATTTCATAGGTGCCTTATGCCTGCTAAAAAGTCCGATAAAACAGAATCCAAAGAACAAACTATAAAACTTGTTAAAATGGCGCACGTAGACAGCGGTAAGGAAGCTGATGTGCATCCCGATGAAGTTGAAAATTGGAAGTCTTGTGGGTATAAGGAGATATAATCGAAATGGGACTCATCATAAAGAATCTAAAAAGCGCAGGATACAACCATTCCGATGCGCCAGCTCTTTGGACGTATGAGACCACGGACACATTGTCCCAGGTAATTGAGACTAACTATTTTGCCGACCCTAGGGCAGAAATATCTCCCGGGGATTTTATGTTCGTAAACGCCTCAGACGGGTGCCGTGCAATGGATGTGACAAGCACTTCCTCTGTAACCTTAGCTAATGGAGCAACCTCCGGATGGGCTACCTACATCGATACACAGTACCCCAATAGCGGTAACGCTTTATCTGTTACTGCTGATACCGATACAGTTTTACCAAATAACAAGGCCTCTTTGCTAGAAACGCAGAAACCTGTGGACATCTCAACTTTTTATAATGGGACAACAATCACAGGGAGAAACGGCGATGCCCTAGATATTATGATTTATTTTAAGGCGGTCCCTAGTGCAGCCAATCAGTGGCTAGACATGTGGATAGATATCGGAGGAAGCGTTGGAGAATTATATAGACAAACTTTCTCTTTTCCTAGAGGCTCAGGAGTTGAACGCGGAATTTTATACTCTCTATCTTCCGCGTACACACTAGGAACATGGGAAGCTAACGGCGGGACGGTGTATATTAGGTCAAACGCCTCTGTAGATATTTATCAAATCAACTTCAATTTTGACCGTTCACATAAGGCTTCTTAATGACACTAGTAATTGAAGATGGTACGAACGTTAGCGGTGCCAATAGTTATATAACAGAAGCGGAGTATACCACATGGGCAAATGCTCGATTCACTCCTAGTCGTTCCACATTGCCTGCAAGCAGCGCGGCATACGAAGCAATCATTTTACGCGCCATGGACTACTTCGAAACGCTAGGTTTTAAAGGCTTGAAGACGTTCGAATCTCAGCCTTTGCAGTGGCCACGTTCAAACGTATTTATTGACAACTACGCCGTAGAAAACGATGAAATCCCCAAGGAGGTGAAAACCGCACTCTACGAACTAGCCTATGCAGAAGAGATAGGCGACGGCGAATTAAACCAGATTGAACGTAAGACAGAACGTGAGCGCGTTGACGTTATTGAAGTCACATATGCCAGTGGAGGGGCTTCTAGGACATTGAACCCGGCTGTTAGCCGTACACTACGCAAACTGCTAAGCGCTACAGGGGGAAGCGGTTCAAGCTTCATGGTGACCCGTAAGTGAGTTTCTACACCAATCTACAAACAACGGCTACGCGCCTACTGACTAAGTATGGTCAGTCCTATACGTTCACGACGTACACACAAGGCGCGTATGACCCTGGTACAGGCACAAATTCGGTAACAACATCGACATATAGCAAGAAGGGCGTGAAGACCAATTTTAGCAAGTTCGAGCGCACGAACACCGCAATACAGAAGGGCGATATGCGCTTCATTGTAGAGACTGGTACTTACGCAGTAGGAGACACTGTTTCGATCAATTCCGAGGAGTGGCGTATAATGGACGCCGAACCTATTGAACCCGGCGCGACCAACGTCATTTATATATTGCAGCTCAGAAAATGAATATTTTAGGCATATTAAAAGGAATCTTCTCATTTTCTAAGGCTTCTGACACAGCCGTTGATATAGTGCGCAAGGTCACCGGCACTGACGGCATGACAGATAAGGAAAAGGCCGCGTTTGTCCTAGACTACCTGAAAGCTACGGCTAATCAATCCGTGGCCAGGCGTATCATAGCGGTTGGTGTGTTCGTGCTCTACTCCGTGTTTTGCCTGGTATGGCTTGGTTGCTACTTCTTCGCTAACGGGGAACAAGTGGATCACTTGCAGATGTTTATAAAAGAGATGCTTTTACAACCGTTTAACATCGTTATGGGGTTCTATTTCACTATTAATATCATTAAGAGTCTAGGCAAATGAGTTTTACACTAGATTTGAAGAAAGCTACGGAAAGAATTGGCGAAGAAGCCGAGCGCGTTGTCCGAGGTTCGTTATATAGCCTTGCTAACGCTATCGTGATGGGCACACCGGTAGGTAACCCTGCATTGTGGAAGAATAAGAACCCGCCTAAAGGGTATATAGGCGGAACACTTCGGGGCGCATGGAACGCTTCTATTAATACTCCGGACACAACTCAGAAAAACAGCAAAGATAAAAGCGGACAATCAACTTTAGGGGACATCTCTGTCACAATAGATTCTTTAGAAATGGGTACTACATTTTACTTAACCAATCCCCAGCCATATGCTATCCGTGTTGAGCAAGGTTGGTCTAACCAACGGCCACAAGGTATGGTAGGCGTTGCGCTGACCCAAGCGCAGCAGATCCTAGATAAAATGGCCGCCTCCTCATGAGTACATATTTTAACGATATTCAGGCCGCGCTAGATATTCGTCTATCCACTATTACCGGGAGTCCGACCATACTTTGGCCGCTTGTTCCGGGGTTGCCGAACGCTACTGATAACTACCTGCGCCCGACATTCTTACCAGGAGAATCTGTACAAGTTACCCTAGGGGATACCGGCAAAGACTTCACTACAGGGCTATATCAGGTGGACGTGTTTGAACGCAGGGGCACAGGAAGGAGTAGTCAACCAGACGTTATAGGGGACCATTTTAAAAGAGGAACCTATTTGACGTATAATGGTATAACAGTACGAATCATGTCTGTATCAATCCGAGCGACACAAACAGACGAAAATCACACCTTCACACCGGTTGTTATCCGTTGGGAAGTTTACACGCCTCCGAGGTCTTAGAACATGGCAGCAATTGGAACAGCATCTAAACACACGGTTCACTATGTAGCTGAATCTACACGAGGCACCACGCCCGCAACACCTACCTGGACGCCTTTACCGATTACAGGCGATTCCTTGGCGCTCACTAAGGACGCGATCGAAGCGCAGAAGCTTAGATCAGATCGACAAGTGGAAGACCTGCGTCACG